ACCGACGACCCCAATGTTAGGGACAAAATTGCTGAAGGAATAACATCTCGGCGTAAGTGGAGCTTGGGCCACCACGATCGTTCCTTGATTGGCCAAGTCAGGCCCGTCTTGATAGACGGTGACGCCTGCATACGCCAGGCGCCAACGAGATGCTAAAGTGTTCCAGGCTGCATAGAGGGCTGCCGCTGTTGGCTCGCCTGCTACCGACAAAAGCTGTGTATTCCACAAATTCCCTTCACCGGTTCGCGCGGATTCGGGATTGTAGGCTAACACTCCTTGCCAGAAAGCAAAATAGTAAGGGTGAGGCAACAGGGTCATGTCAAAAGCCCACGGCCCGGCTTGTCCAGCAGCAATAGTCAACGTGTATGTTGATTGATAATTCAAACACACACTTGGCACGGAGGATTGATCGGGTATCCCCCGCACTTCCGTCAACGGATCTGACGGATGGAGAGCTTTGATACACCAATCGCTCCCCGTCAGCGTCGTTCCGAACGACGCTCCTTTCAAATTCTCTTCTAATTTGATTCGCAATGTCTGTGACATCGTACAATAATTATAGCGCCCCAGCTCTCTCTCTCTCTCCTAAGACTGTTTGTTTGTTATGCGTAGTCCATCCGGTACAGTCGGACCCACACGTCCGACCGCAACGAATGCGAAGACTCAAGCCCTGCCACGTCTGAGATAGCTCTCATCAGCTCTTCGCGTGTCAAGCCAAGCGTCCCGCTGGGGTCGGGATCGCCATAGGCGAGACACAAGCCGTCCAACACGGCTTCCTCGGTCGCATCGGGTGCGTCGTCCTCTTGGGCCATAAACTTGAAGTGGTCTAGAACGCAGGTATCCACTCCTGCATCCCATGCTCCAACGAGTGCGCCCCAAAAAGGATTCCATGAATACGGGACAAGTGCACAGGCCATCTGACCCTTATACTGTCGGATTTGCTCAGGTAGGGCCAATCCAGGAAACAGCAGGTCTAAATTAGCCTTCGTTTTTTGGCACTTGGCAATCTTTCCCAAACAGGGGGTCCAATGCCAAGCAGCCCGGGCGGCGGTTACGATATGGATCCACCGCCCGCGTAGAAATATGAGTTTGTGCTCGTCGCAGGGGTTCAACTTCACCTTAAATCCTAGACTAGCGAAAGACGACTCTAATGGTTTGACGCCTTTCAAATGTCGGTTCAGTATCAACCCCCACGCACCTAATGACACCAAGGTGTTCCCCACGGTGGTGTCAGGCCCGCCAGTTACACGCCACGGGCGATTGGCGTGCTTGACGATGTATGAATTAGGCGTGCCAGGACTGTGTTTCCTCAGCCATCTATTGTGGTACACCATCGGCGCCTCGCTAATATTGCGAAGTGCATCGAGGATGTCATCTGGCACTCCAACGGCTTTTAAACACCGACGTTCGAATCCGAGAGGGCCATTGCCCTCACTAGAGTCGAAACTGCTAAAATCGGAGCAGAACCATTGTCCGTCGATGCGAGCCACACAATCGTCGCCGGCGGCAATCACGTAATTGCCCACCGGATCTTCGTCAACTATTTGTTTCCAAAGGTTCAATTGGTAAGTGCTCGCGCCGGATCCGTAGGTCAAGTAATACGGAGTGCCATCAGCATCGATGTTGCCCTCATGGGCCAACCCGTCTTCACGAAATCCGAAGACGGTTTTAATACGTGCTGTGGCCTCGTAAACATACGGGCCGGTGTGCCATTGGAAAGCCGGTCGGACGTTACAAATAACTCGTCCTTTCTCTTTCCCTGGCTCTGGAAAGTACACCTCACCGGACTTCAACATAACTTCCACTTTGCGTTGGCTCTCCTCCAGATCCATAGAGGCTGCTGAACTGGAATACAGTCGAGCCTTGGTCGGATCGACGTGTTCCAGCCATTT